TCCTGAGCATCCAGTTTAATGAGGAGAAGCAGGAGATGGAGCTTGCAAAATTTGAAGGGGGCAGCAGTAATGAAAGTATTGGAGGGGATCTGTAATGAAAAGTTACCCGATCCAAAGCCGGGAGAGCCGCTCCTGGGAGAGGAATGCAGAAAGGCAGAGAAGGACACAAGCGGGAAATGTAAAGGTTATCTCATTAAAGGAAGCCGGGAGCCCTTCTTTGCGTGTAGCATATGCGAAGAAAAAGCAGAGGATCAGGAGGAGGCGGCTGAGAGAGGCCAGGAGGGTGGCGGCATTATTGGCGGCCATTCTGCTATTGGTGGCCATAATATGCAAAATAATGGCAGCAGAGGAGCCGGTGGAGGTGCCAGTGGAAGAGATTCAGCAGGAAACAGAGGCCAAAGAGCTCCCACATAAAGCCACGGAGCCTGAGAGGGTGCAGCAGGAGCCTATTGAGGAAACCCGATCAGGATCCGGCAATTCCCGCAATGAGTACCTTTTGGCCCGCCTGGCCATGGCTGAGGCAGAGGGTGAAAGCATAGAAGGGAAGGCCATGGTGATCCGGGTAGTGCTGAATAGAGAGCAGAGCAGCGACTTCCCGGACACCATAGAGGGGGTTATCTTTGAGGATGGGCAGTTTACACCGGTAGAAAATGGCCGGTTTGAACGGGTGGAGCCTAATGCAGAGTGTTGGGCCGCCTTGGATATGGTACTCATTGACGGATGGGATGAAAGTGAGGGGGCCTTATACTTTGAAGCGGTATACAACGGGGAGAACACCTGGCACTCTGAGAATTTGGAATACATAAAAACAGTAGGGAATCACAATTTTTACAGATAGGAGGCAGAAATGGAAAAAACAAGGATAGAATGGGCCGAAAGCACCTGGAACCCGGTAACGGGTTGTTACCATGCTTGCAAGTATTGTTATGCAAGGAGGATGGCTGTAAGGTTTGGAGATTTTCTCAGGATTGACGGATCAGACATAAAGACAGTAAAGGGCCGGAATGGTGAGTTATGCGTGGAGGTGGCCTATAAAACGTCTAACCCATACCCAGAAAAATTCACACCTACATTACACATGAAAAGGCTGAGGGATTATGAAAAGAAGAGAGGCCGCAATATATTTGTGTGTTCAATGGCCGATCTGTTTGGGGATTGGGTGCCGGATGCGTGGATAGATGCAGTATTTGAGGCATGTGAGAGGGCCACACAACACAATTATTTGTTTTTGACCAAAAACCCGGATCGCTATATTTCATTGGATATGAGCGGGAAGCTGCTGCATGGAGAAAATGTGTGGTACGGCCTGACCGTATCTGACAAAAAGC